ATATGGCCCAACACAAAAGTTTTTAGCAAGATTAGAGCAAGCACCAAATTTAAGTCAAGCAACTCAAATTAGTCTACCAAGAATGTCTTTTGAGTTTACTGGTATGACTTATGATTCTTCTAGAAAGGTAACTACAACTCAAACAATAGCAGTTAAAAATCCAGACGACGGAACAGATATTAAAAAGGTATTCATGCCAGTTCCATATAATATGCAATTTGAACTTGCTATTATGTGTAAACTAAATGATGATGCATTACAGATAGTAGAACAGATATTACCATTCTTCCAACCACAATATAATCTAACCATCAATCTGGTAAGTTTGATAAATGAAAAGAAAGATGTTCCAGTTGTATTAGAAAATATTACAATGGATGACCAATATGAGGGTGACTTTACATCAAGAAGAGTTTTACTTTATACTTTAAGATTTACCGCAAAGACATATCTATTTGGCCCTGTCACATCTGCATCCAAAGATATCATCAAAACTGCATCTGTTCGTTATCTTGCTGGTGGTTCACAAAGCACACAAAGAGATGTTACATTCTCTGTTAAACCAAGAGCACTCAAAGATTATACTGATGATGTTGTAACAACCCTAACTGAAGACATAGATGCATCTCAAGAAACTATCAACGTTGCAGATGGAACTGCAATCACAGTCAATAAGTTTATTGATGTTGAAGGTGAAGAGATGAAAGTTACTAAGATTACAAGTAATAAACTTACAGTTAAGAGAGGTCAAGATAGTACAATTGCTAAAGCACATGTTAGAGGAACTGGAGTCAAGGGTATTGATTACTCTCCAAGAGAAGATAGTAATATCATTGAACTTGGTGATGACTTTGGATTTGACGGATCTTACTCATGAAAACCGACGGATTAGATGATGCTTTCAATGTAGAAACAAGTATTGTTCCTGCAGAAGTTGAAAAGGTTCAGAAAAAAGAAAAACAAAATGCTGACCATGTTAGCAAAGACTATGAGTATACTCGTGGTAATCTTTACAGTATAATAGAGAAGGGTCAAGAGGCAATCAATGGCATTCTTGAATTAGCACAAGAAAGTGAAATGCCAAGAGCATATGAGGTAGCAGGTCAGTTGATAAAGAATGTTGCTGATGCAACTGATAAATTGATGGATCTTCAAAAGAAATTAAAAGAAGTAAATGAAGAAGAAAAAACAAAAGCACCATCTACAGTTAACAATGCGTTGTTTGTAGGATCAACATCAGAGTTATCAAAACTATTAAAAGCTCAGAGTAAAAAACAAGATAAATAAATCAGGGAGAGGAATCCCGAAGTAATATTTTACTCATACCATGACGGAGAAACTACCGTCTATAGATGACTTCTATGAAGAGTTGCCATCTGTAGATGAAATTATAATTGAAGAAAAGTTACCCTCCGTGGATCAAGTCATAGTTGAAGGTAAACTACCTTCTGTGGATGAAGTTATAATAGAAGAAAAACTACCCTCCGTTGACGAGTATATAGAACCTCCAAGGCCTGAAGAAGAAATAGCAGATGCAATAAGAAAAAGTGAGGAAGAGGAAGAAATTATAGACACTGCACCTTGTTCTATTGAAGAGCAGTATGATGGTGTAATAAAATTAATAGATGAAGTCAGACAAGATATACCAGAGATACCAGAAATAAAATACTATGATGAGCAGTTGGAGGAATTGACTGCTTATGTAGAAGAAGTTAAAGAAAACATCCCAACATATGATAATGAAATATCTGCAATATGTGATGTAATTGATGAATTAAAGGAGACTGTACGTACAAACGCTGCGAACATACCAGAAATACGGTATTATGATGATGAAATTGAAAGTCTTGAAAGTAGTCTCAAGAGTCTTCCAGAAATTCGTCACTATGAAGGTGATATAACATCTATAAGAGATGAAATTGTTGAAATAAAAGAAACTATATCTAATGCTCCAAATTATGAAGATGAGATAAATTCTTTAGAATACAAGTTTGATCAGGAAATCCAAAAATTTTCAGAAGAAGTTGAAGTTAAAAATTTTGATAAGAAAATTGAAATTGATAATTTAGAAAGAATGTTCAAGGCAGATAATGAAAAAATATATGAAGAGTTAAAAAAATCATCTGACCTAATAAATGAATATAGACTTCATTTAAAAGATGATGATAGAAAATTAAAAAAACAAATATTAGGTCAATACAATTTACTAAAAGAAAATATTGAGAAAAAAGTAAAAGAGTTTAATACTAAAAATATTGAATCTCAAAATATAATTACTGGTTCTCTTAAAGAGTATTTTAATGAGTTGCAAGAAAAAATCTCTTCTATACCAGAAATAAAATACTATGATGAACAGATTAAAGATCTAAATGTTAAATTTGATATTGATATTAAAGAACTGCGTGATATTGTAAATCAATTAAAAGAAAGTCAAAAAGAACATTTACAAGAAAACCTTCTAACTGAACCACCTGAGACTGATAATGAAGATCCTTTGACACCATTAGATCAGAAGTTTGTAACTTATGAGAAGTTAAGAGATAACTATCAACTATTTGTTAATAGAGTTCAACAGCAATTAGCATCTTTTGGTGGAGGTGGTGCTAGTAGGGCTACAGATCTTGAAGATGTTGACTTCAATACTGCAACAGGTGATAATAAAATATTAGTTTTTAATGCAGACGGAAACGGAACTAAGTTCGTTGGTATTGCAAGTACATCTCTTATAAATGTAGTTACAGGTAATTTAGAAGTTACAGGTAATATATCATGTGCTGGAACAGTTACTTATGATGATGTAACTTTTGTAGATTCAATTGGTGTTGTTACAGCAAGAACTGGAATTGAACTTGGTGCTGGAAGTATAACTCCAGTTATCTCGTTTGAAGCAGCAACTGAAACCACTACTACAACTAGTGCATCTACTATAGATACTTTCTCTGCTACCACTTACAGATCTGCTCAGTATCAGATACAAATCACACAAGGAACTAATTATCATGTGACCACATTAAATGTATTACATGATGGTTCTCAAGTCTATATAATGGAATTCGGAACAATCAGAACAGGTGTCGCTCTTGCAACATTTGATGCTGATATAAGTTCTGGAAATGTGAGAGTGAGAGGAACTCCTACCACTTCTTTATCAACAGTTTTCAAATTATCCAAAGTTTTAACCAGAGTATGAACATGAAAGACTTCAACAAATTTATCGAAGAAGCAGCAGCTAAAAGATGCCCACCAGGCAAATATTACTGTTTCGATGAAAAGAAATGCAAAAAAATACCTAATGGGTATCACATAGGAAGAGGTGGATATCTTGCTAGAGGAGACAATCGTTCTGACTCTGGGAATGGTAATGGCAATGGAAATGGCAACGGAAACGGTAATGGAAATGGTGGCAACGGCAACGGTGGAAACGGTGGCGGTGGCAACGGTGGAGGCGGTAATGGTGGCGGTGGAAATGGTGGTTGACCTATATAAGTCAGCATACAGTGACAAAAATGACTATAAAATCGCCTGTTAAACTGTTCGCATTGGGTTTTGGTGCTATATTTGCATTAACTCAGGTTGGATTAGTTGGCATGATTGCTAGAAAAAGTGCAGAGGAGAGTCGGTTTCCCGAACTACCTGTTGGCCCTTATACATCATACAGAATTAAAAGTAATGCAGATGGTTCATATGATATGGCATATAGAGCTAATGATCCATTAGTAATGTCGAATGTAAAAGATATAGAGAAGAGAGGTGGATTCCTAGGAAGCAAGAAAGAAAGCATACAAACAACAGAAATGTATACAATGGATGGAGCAATCCATCATGGTGGGCCAGTTAGTAGCACTAGTGCATGGATAGATCCATCTGCACAGAATGCAAAAGGAGAGACTCCATCAATAAGTGCTAAGACAGTTGCCTGTATAGAGGCTGCTGGATCTGGAAGAGGAACTGGTAGAATGGTAGGTGGTGCTGTTGGTGCTCAGGCTGCTCCTGCACTATCAAATATACCATTTGTCGGTTGGGTTGCTGCTGGATTTGTTACCATGTTTGGTGCAGATAAAGGTGGCGATATAGGTGCAGATCTATCTACTTCATACGCAGGATGCGATGATGTAGATATTCCACATACTAAATAATA